TGGCGACGCTGCCATTCGGGCGCACCGGCGGTTGGCACATCTCCCGACACAGCTTTCGCGAGTGGCTCATGGGCCGGATCGGCCGTGGCGCCAATCGCAGCAACACAGCAACCAGGAGGAAACAACCATGAATCTCTACCTCTGCACAGCCAACGGAGTCTTCGGACCCTTCGGCGATTATGTCCATGCCAGCACGCCGGACGAGGCGCGGCTGAAATTCTGGCGCTCATTTAAGGTAACGCCGTTTTCGGTGAAGTTTGAACGGAGGGCGAAGTGATGGACTACGAGACGACACTCCGCTGCCTAGGCTACGCCTTGGATTTTCTTCAGATCATCACGGTGCCGGTCCTTTTGCTGGCGCTTACGGGGAGGCTGGCACGATGAGCGGCTGGGAGGGGATTTTTCTTGCGACGGTAACGCTTGGCTCGGTTTGCGCGGCGTATTGGGCTGGGCAGCGCAGCATTATCATCAGATTCCGCGACCACCAAGAGCGCCGGCGCCGGTGGAGGGAGTGGGAGGATTTCGATGAATAATCCTAACACGGAAAACGCGGAGGTGACGGCTATGAGTTCGGCGCTTTGCCATTTGTGCGTCTGCTACGACCGCAAAACCCTTTCCCACCTTCTCGACAAAGACCTCGGGCCGCTTTGCGTCGATTGCTTCGCGGCGGCGCTCCGAGCCGAGACCGAGCTTCGGTGGAGCTGCCTGACTTACTCACCGTCGGACGAATGAGATACGCCGTTCACGAATAACGAATGAATTTCCGCTTCGCCTGAGAGGGCAGGAGCCATGGGGGGCGCGCATCCCACACAACGCGCAAAACTAACAACGAAAGAGTGACATGAAAATTATATCTGGAAAACAACAGCGACCACAGCGGGTCGTGATTTACGGGGTGGAATCGGTTGGCAAGTCCACCTTTGCGGCTCAATTCCCAAAACCTCTCTTCCTCGACATCGAGGGCGGGACGGCTCACCTGGATGTTGACCGCGTGGCGGTGGACTCGTGGAAGCAACTCGGCGAGTGCATCGCGGAGGTTTCAAAGACCGACTACGGCACCGTGGTTATCGACAGCGCCGATTGGGCGGAGCGGTTGGCGGTCGAGGATTTGCTGGCGGCTAACAAGAAGCAATCGGTCGAGGATTTCGGTTTCGGCAAGGGGTGGGTGATGGCAGCGGAAAAGATGAGCCGGTTTCTCGGGGCTCTGGATCGACTCATCGAGGGAGGCAAAAATGTGGTGGTTATCGCTCACTCTAAAGTGCAGCGCACGGAACCGCCGGACATCCTCGCCGCTTACGACCGATACGAGTTGAAGCTCTCCAAGCAGTCCTCGCCGCTCGTTAAAGAGTGGGCCGACGAGCTTTGGTTTTTCCGGTTCAAAACGAAATCGGTAACGAACGACGGCGGCAAGGCCAAGGGCATCGGCGGCAAGGAGCGCGTGATCTACACGACGCACTCGGCGGCTTACGACGCGAAGACCCGCTCGGGACTGCCGGACGAGATTCCCATGGAGTGGTCCGCGGTGGCGCACCTCTTCCAGGCGAAACCCAAAACCTCGGCGCCTGCGGTTGAGATCATCGGCCGTGAGTCGGTGGCCGTCCTCGAGGACAACGAGGAGATCGTCAACGCCTTCCTCCTCGCCAATGGATCGCTGACCGAGGGGCAGACATGGCGTGACGCGGCTCCGAAACTCCGCCAGCAGATCGTGGCACGGCCCGAGGCTTTGGTCGCCAAGGCGAAAGCCGCACAGATGGAGGTGGCGGCGTGATTAAGGAAATCTCCCCATCGTCCCTGCCGAAGCTGGCGGAGTGCGCGCTCTTTACGGGCGCGCCTGGGGCCAGCCTGGCGGCCGAGCGTGGCACTTTGCTCGACAAAGCTCTCCGCGAGCTTTTCATGGATGACCCGACGACCTTCGACCTACTGAGCGCGGAGGATAAGAAGGCGGTCGAGTGGGGCGCGAATGAACTTCGCGTCCTTTCCGGCGGCTACCATGTGGAAACGCGCGAGGAGCATTTGGGCATGGAGGTGCCGGGGCTTTCCAAACCCGGCACCGCCGACGCGGTATGCGTTCGGGCCAAGTGGGTCGCGGACATCAAGACCGGCCAAGTGCGCAACTATCGCCAGCAGCTCGCAGCCTACAGCCTCGCGTGCATGCAGGAGCACTTTGCGGATTCGTGGACGGCTCATGTGGTCTATGTCGATCAGCGATTGCGTAGAACTTACGACTTAACCCGCGACCAGGCCGAGGCCACGGTTAGCAATCTCATCGCCGAGGCCTCGAGCCGCACGGCCGAGCCGACTCCGAATGAATACTGCGGCTGGTGTGCCAATTTTAACGGGTGCCGCGCCATTGTGCGCCAATCTTCCGAGGCTCTGGCCTTGGTCAAGGGCGAGCGTGCTCTCGACGAGATCCGCGCGGAGATCGCGGCGGACCCGCTGGCGCTCTCGGTCTTTGCGGCAAACTGGAAGGCGGCCGAGAAGCACCTCGCCGATCCGTTGATCGAACTCCTCAAGACTCGACTCGCCGATGGGGAGGAAATTCCCGGCTGGAAGGTCTCCAGCATGGCCGGCCGCGATTATGTCGAGGCCGATGCCATCGCTAAAGCCTCGGCCAATGTTTCCAAAGAGACCCTCATTCTCGCCCTCGGCGGCAAGATGTCGGGCAAGAACTTTCGCCAATTCTGCGCCGATTCCGGCGTGGAGGTGGATGAAACGGCGATCCGGACGGGCGCGCCGATCACTACGCTTCGTCAAGCAAAACTCAAAAACAACTAAATCATGCCAACATACACACAGCAGGAACCAAAAGCTCCCCAGATCACTGCGGGAAAATTCAAGGTCGAGATCGAAGGCGCGGAGCTGAAATTCTCCGACCGCTCGAAAAACGAATATATCCGCCTCAAGTGCCGGGTGAAACTCTCGGACGGCACGAACGGCTCGACCATATACGACAACATGGTTTTCACGCCCAAGGCCGCGTGGAAGATCGACCAAGTCCGCGAGGCGCTGGGCTTTGCCATCGTCCCGAACGAACCGGCAAGCGTCGAACCGGAACACCTCCTCGGTCGCACCGGCACGGTGATCGTCGAGTTCAACGAGGAGTCGGGCTACCACGAGGTGAGCCGCTGGGTTTCTCCGAAGGAAGTGGCAGAGGCCAAGGCGCCAGCGGCCAAACCTGCACCCAAAACCTCCCCAGCGGAAGCGGACGAGATTCCGTTTTGATGGATGAACCCCGCCATATCCGCCTCGCGCTCCGGTTGGCCATCTGCGCGAACGATGTCCCAATCGGGCCGCGTTTGCACCGTGCCAAGCCATTCCCGACCTACCAGCACACCTACGCGCTGGAGGATCGGGAGCAGGCCGAGGCGGATTTGGCACGGGTGCGGGAGTATTTGATCGAGGCGGAAGCGAACCCCAGAAAAGGAAGGAAATAATATGGCAGGAGAATGGATCAAAGTGGAGAACCACCTACACGAGAAGGTCGAGGTGGCGGCGATTGCCGACCACACCGGCCTCGACCTCGACGCGGTGGTCGGGAAGCTCGTGAAGGTGTGGGCTTGGGCGTCACGGAATTGTTACGCTGACGGCGTAACGGGTGTTACGGCACTGCGCATCATCCGCGAAATCACGCACACGCCGACCTTCGATGAAGCAATGGCAAAATGCGGTTGGTTGATTGTGAAAGGCGACAAAATCGAGTTTGTAAACTTCGACCGCCACAACAGCCAAACATCTAAAGACCGAGCACTTGCGGCCCTGCGAATGGCCAAGAAACGCGGCAACGATGCCGTTACGGAAAAGTTACGGGGCAAGCGTAACAAAAATGTAACCAGAGAAGAGAAGAATATAGAGCGGTCTTGCGACCGCTTCCTCCCCACCTGCGTATGACAACACTCCCCAAGATTATCCCGATGCTCCCAAGCGTCCCACTCAACGAAACCGCCGAGAAGGCCGCGATCTCCTGCATCCTGCAAAACTTCGAATGCCTGAGAGTCATGTCTTGGCCGGAGGAGTTGTTTTTTTCGGAGGCGCACAAAATCATTTTGACCACGGCGAAGGAACTCGCCGATACGGGCATGGCGACCGACCCGTTCGCGGTGCAGTCGCGGCTCGAAGCCAAGGGCCAACTCGACGCGGTCGGGGGGATGCACGGCTTCACCGAGCTGATGGACTTCATGCCAACCGGCGACACCAAGACGGCGGCATGGCACCGGAGCGCACTGATGGATGCGGCGAGGTATCGCCGGGCATTGTCCGCGGTGCGTGAAGCCGAGGGGGCGTTTCTTCGCCAGGAGGGGGACATCGCGAGCGTGTCGCTGGCTCTCTCCGAAGCGGCGATGATGGTGGACCGCCCGAGGGTTTCGACGAAAGACCTCCTGCTCAAGCTGACGGAGGAACTCGAAAACCACACGCCTGCGGAGGCATTTGGGACAGGGATCGAATGGCTGGACCGCGTGACGAATGGCGGCGTGAAGCGTGGCGAACTCCTGACGATCGGCGCGCCGACCTCGGGCGGTAAGTCGATCCTGCTCCTCCAGATGGCGGTGCAGGCGGTCCTCGCTGGCAAAAAGGTGGCGGTCTTCAGCCTCGAGATGCCGGCCACCCAAGTCCTCGCTCGCATGGTCTCGCACCTGGCGGGATTCAATGTCGGCGTCTTCCGCATCGCGGGGGCCAAGGGAGCGGTCAACAAGGATATGCTGGCGAAATTCAACTCGGCGTCGGGGTTGATTTCCCAATCCGGCCTCGTGGTGGAGTCGGGCTTCACCGACATGGAGTCGATCGACGCCTCGGCGCGTGACCTCGCGGGCAAGGGCGAAGCCGACCTCGTGATCGTGGACTATGTGCAACTCGTCCACTTGCGGGCCATGGCATCGAACGAGACGCGCGAGCAGCATGTCTCGGAGATCACCCGGCGGCTCAAGGCGCTGGCTTTGCAACTCAACATCGCGGTCGCCACGGCCAGCCAGCTCAACGAAGACGGCAAACTGCGCGAATCCCGCGCCATCGGGATGCACTCGGACCATGTGTGGATGATCCGCCACGGAGATGAATCCTTCATTTCACTCGACAAAAACCGCGACGGCGAGCGCGGCCACGCGGTGCCGGTCCAGATGGACGGCGCCATCGCCAAATTCACCCAACAACAAGACTCATGAACCCATTTGAACCACCGCCAGCCACGGATTTCACCTTCCTGTCCCTCGGGGCCGGAGTGCAGAGCAGCACCTTGGCTCTCATGGCCGCACATGGCGAAGTCACGCCGATGCCAGATGCCGCGATCTTTGCCGACACGCAGGCCGAACCCGCCAGCGTCTACAAATGGCTCGATTGGCTGGAGGAGCACTTACCGTTCCCGGTGCATCGCGTGACCCGTGGCGACATGACGGATGAGTCTCTACTTATCAGGCAACGCAAAGATGGGTCTGGATGTTGGAGCAAAAGCCTGATCCCTGCATTTATCGAAAATAAAGACGGCTCCCGTGGAATCATGGGGCGCCAATGCACCTACTCTTACAAAGTGGAGCAGCTTGAGCGAGCCGCTCGCCGACTGGGACAGGTTAAGCGTGGGCAAAAGGAAATCACCGTCACCCAATGGATCGGGATTTCATGGGACGAAATCCAACGCATCAAGCCGAGTCGGGTGGCATGGTCCCAACATCGCTGGCCGCTTGTGGAGCTTCGCATGGGTCGCCGGGACTGCCTTAAATGGATGGAGCAGCATGGCTACCCGAAGCCACCGCGCTCGGCCTGCGTGTTTTGCCCGTTCCACTCCGACAACGAGTGGCGCCGCCTCCGCGACGAAGAGCCAGAAGAATTTGCGCGAGCTATTCGTTTTGAAAAAGACCTGCAAGCGGTCAAGGCAAAGACGGAAAAAATGCGCGGCGTTCCGTTTCTTCACCCGAGCCTCGTTCCGCTGGATCAGGTCGATCTCTCCACCGACATCGAGCGCGGGCAGTTGTCCCTCTGGCTCGACGAGCAATCATTCGGCAACGAATGCGAGGGAATGTGCGGCGTATGAACACTTTAGCAGGCAGTATGACATCCGTGACAGCTTCCTCTCCCATTAAATTGGTGATCGAGCGGCGGCATATTGAAAAGGAAGCGCGCCCCGTCCCTGCAATTTTTAATCACAATCAACCCAATACAAAATGAAACTCTACATAGGAATAGACCCCGGCTTGTCCGGCGGTATCGCATTCATCCCAACCACCGGCCAGCCATGGGCGCACAAAATGCCCGAGACCGACCGCGACCTCATCGACCTCCTCAGTGATGCCATTTCGCTGGCAGAGCCTCGGGCGGTGCTGGAGTTGGTTCACTCTTCGCCGCAGATGGGCGTTAAATCGGCTTTCACATTCGGGGAGGGGTATGGGCGCTTGCAGGCGGTTCTGACCGCTCTACGCGTCCCCTACGAGCGCGTGCGGCCTCAAGCGTGGCAGAAGTCAATGGGGTGTTTGACCCGTGGCGACAAGAATGTGAGCAAGCGCCGGGCGCAGGAGCTTTTCCCGACGCTGAAGGTCACGCACGCCACAGCGGACGCTTTGTTGATCGCCGAATACAACCGGAGGACGGCCAAGCCATGACATACGACGACAAGGGGTGCCGCGAACTCATGTGCGCCTTCATTCGCCAGACCGTCCTCGATGTCGATGCCAAGACGGATTTTGCGAACAAAAACAAGAACGCCGAGTGGGAACTCCACAAGGCCAGCGCCATCCATTTCATCCGCTCCCCGATTTTTGTCTCCCTCTGCCGCACCCTTCGACTCCCTGCCGACAAAATCCAACGCCGAGCATTCCAATGAACACCTTCACCGCACGCGACGGCGAACCCGCCTATATGCCTGACCTCGACATTGATTCACCCGAAGACATCCTCGCCGATGACCTCGGCACGACGCCCGCCGTGGCCCGCAAGGTCATGGCCATGCTCCAAGCTGCCGAGGTGCGTCAGCAGGCGCTCACGCTTGGAAAGGTGGTCGGGCTTCTCCTCGAGACGAACAACCTCCCCGTCATGGCGAACGCGATCGCTTTCGCGGCTGGCCTCGACCAACTCAACGGCAAGAAGTCCCAGGCCGAAGTCGCGCGGGAGTTAAAGGTCACACGCGCCCTCGTCTCCCATTATGTCGTCGGGGTTCGGGATTTCCTATCAGGCAAAAGCCAGACCTTCGACTGCACCAAGTTCCGTAAGTCCAACAAGTCGCGCCAGACCTTCAGAGAGAAAGCGACCGATCCATTCACGGCAGCCAAAGCGGCTGCCATCGCCAGATACAAAGCCAGCAACCACATAACAAAAAAATG